GGATTAAATCGACTAATTTTGTCAGCAACCCACAGAGCCACTCCACTCAATCCTATTGTCACAGCATTGATAACAGTAGTATTGCGCTTTACGCTATTTTCTAAGTCATTAATGTCTCTTTCATTTTTCTCAACTTCATCAGAGACATTCTGTATGTGGCGCTCGATGTTTCGCGTCCGTTCGTCAATTTTTCCTAATTGAGCATGAGAACCTTGTACTTCTTCATGGATGTCTGAAAGCTGGTCGTGTTCGCGGTCGTCCATAAGTAGTTAGGCATCTGCCTCCGCTACAGATTGACGATTACGACCACTCGAAGGGTCGGCTTCCGGGTCTTGCCTGGACACCACTTCACCGCCTGACGAGTCTGCCCCGCCTTCAGTGTCGGTCGGACTGCCCCCTTCTGGGTTTTGGATGCTATCTCCAGTTCCAGAAAGGGCCTGGAGTGTAGCAATGTGGTCGCCACCGTCCCAGATATCGGGCACTTCGTCAGGATCAATACCAGCACGCTCTGCGAACGCCGATGGCGTTAGCAGACCATTGTTGAACAGATTGAGGAGCTTATCCAGTTCCAAGCGCTTCTCAGCAGAGCTGTGTTCGCCAAACTGGAACTCGGGGACTGTCGTTGAAACTTCCTCATTAAGACCTGCGCTTTCAGTCAACAGACTCATAAGAATCTGCGACTCAACTGCATTGCGTACCCGATTTTGGAGACGATTAACTCGGCGCTTGAATGCCGGCATCGACGCCGTTGCTTCGCCTTGCCCAGACGCTTCCATATTCATCAAAATACGAGGAACACCAAGCCCTGTTACAACGCGGTTCTCAAAGTGCTGGAACGTTTTTTCGAGACGCATTGCGCCCGAGGTACTGGACGTAGACGTAGCTCCAACAAGTTCAGTCTCAACGTCGTGAGGCGCAGCAAGCATTGAATCAGGCTCGATAGCCTGAACGTTATCCATCCACGCCGTAATCTGGTCTTCAGTCCAGTTGTTGTCTTCGTTACCGAGCTTCCACAGAATCGGCGGATATGCTTTTGTCGCAATAAAACGGGCGTAGTCAATTTCCATGTCGCGGAGCATATCGGCCTGCTCTGCAATTGGCTCGATCCACGACCGCCCGAAGTCATCAGTTGGATGTTTCGTAAATGTTAGTTCTGCAACTTCGTGCGGTTCATATTTTATATCATCTTCCCCCCCTTTTGGGGTTTCCAGCTTGTAGAACTCAAGCTTACCAAACTTGTCTTCTTTGCGCTGCATTTTCTTTGTCGGCAGCAGCTTTGGTTTGAATTGTTCGTCTTCAACAACAAGTTCCATGAATGCATGGCCGTCGATGCCAGCATAGCGAATCCAGTCTACATATACGGTCCAAAAGTTTGAGTCTTCGAGAAGCCGGCGCAGTTGACTAATTGTAGAGCCATTTTCGTTGCCTGACCCAGTGGACTCGTTTGGCTGCGACCTCTCAGCGGGCGACTCAGCCCCTTTAGAATCGCCTCCAGATTCATAGGACCGCTCAGAAAGATTGAACCCATCACCGACTACCCAATCAATGAGTGTCATTACCGCTTCTTTGACGTGCGGATCAGTATAGGCAATGTCCCGATGCTCCTGAATCGTCTCTTTCGGGGCAGGAGTTGCTCTATCGCCACCAACAGAGCTTGTCGAGCCGCTTTGATCTTCCCGAATAACGCCTTTAGGGGAATTAGCATAGAAATCGGCGTTTTCCCCGTCAGGAATATCGGGTTGAACAAAGTTTTTACTGTTTTCTGTCATTATCGAGAGTGTCGTCGGTTATATCGCCGCGTTTTGTCTGTTTTTGGGTTCATTCCAAAAGCCGAATCTACTGTTTTTTCACTGTTGTCCGTTCCAGAAACGGTTCCGGCATCAACAAATGCCCGAAACGGCTCATTAGTAGAGCCTTCAGCCAAATTTGGGTCTACATCTTCGTATCCAGAGGCGTTGTGCCGCTGTTTTGGATTTGTGTTCCGGTTAGCGTCAAAATTGGGAGGGAACGCACCCAAAACAAGGGCCATTGCAAGGTCGTCTTTCCCATCTGGGGCGTGATCTTTTCCACTAAAGCGTGGCTTCGACGTTTCGTGCCGTTGTTTCTTGACAATCGCCTCAAGTTGGTCCTGGATTGCGTCATCAGGCACCAATGTTATCAAATTGTTATGAAGGGCGTAATTGAAGTCGCCCATCATTCGCTCGATTTCATCTTTGTCCGAGAAATTGAAGCCAACAGCCTTTCTGCCAATTTTGGCCTCAATTTCTTTCTCGAATCCTTTGCCTGGGCCAGTCTTATCGAGGAACACTCGATCTATGCCCATATTTTCACACACAAAACCGATATACCGAGCAACTTTAGACGGATCACCCGTCCGACTGCTGTTGATCCCGGCTGCGGCAAAGTCGCCCGGATCGAGAATTGTGTGAAACCGCAAATAGCGATGACCGCCAACGTGTTCAAACACTGCAACCGCAGTGTCGTCGCGGTCGATCCCAATGTCAACGCCCATTACCATCTTACCACCCTTTCTGGAGTGCGTAGCAGGCGACCACCCAACGTATGTACCCAGAAGGGTGCCGTGTTCATCTACCGACGCCGCGCCGTTCCGCATGGCGGCACGTATGCCGTCAGACGTAAAGAAGCGGTACTCGTCAGCAATAGGCCGACACAGATACTCTTGTGCAAACCCTTGTGGGTCCTGAGCGCGTTCGACTTCGACTGAATTGATGTCCATGTCCGGGCGCACCGGCTCAACGTCTTGCTGGATCAGTGACGTGTCAATATCAATCTCGTCGGGGTTTTTGAAACTTGGTTGCTTGACTGCAATGACACCATCTTTACCGTGAGGCGTCCCACGGTCGTTAGTCTTCAGAAATGTATCATTGCTCGCCCTCGGTGTAGACACCTGCAACATCTGTCGGTGACTGCCGAGGTTGATGAACGGCATATACGCCTGCATAGTCGCCTTTTGATCTTTCAGCCACGCCATCTCGTCTACAAAAACCGTTTTGGCTGAATCCATTCCCCGAGCAGACTTTGGATCTCCCGAGAACGCTCGAATGGTCGCGCCGTTTGGGAATGTTAGCTTACCGTTGTTATCCTTGACAAGCCATTTTTCAACAGGCTCAGTTATGAACTTTGACGCTTTCAAGAGACTGCGAATATCAGCGATCCGTTCTTCAGACTGTCCTTTAGTCCGAGAGACTATTGCAAAGTTCGCTTCCGGTGTCGTGTAGGCGTCAATTGCTAACGCAATACAGAATACAAACGAGACACCAATTCGCCGCCCCTTGTAGACGTTAATGATTGATTCGTTGCCGTAAAAATACGCATGGAGTAGTTTTGGTTGATATGGATAAAACAACTCTAAATCTTCCATTTTCCCAGTTTCCATGTTCCGAGTGCGGAACACATCTTGGGAAATTTTTTCGGGAGAAGCATCCCACCGTTCGAGAAGGGCCGCCTTCTCGGTTCCGCTCTCGTCAGCGACCGCTTCTGCTAATTTATCCATAATGCCTTACTTATAAAGTAAACGCTAATGGTCAGATTCACGGTTCGCCATTGCCGCCCAGCCGATCATTCTCGGCAGGCGCAACACGAACATCGTCCATCTGATCGTCGATAGTACGAAGGTTGTTCGTACCGACAATACCCTGAATCCCGAGCGAAAGCTGGTCGTTCAGGTTGCGCTGCGCAAGGTACGACAGCCCGACCTGAGCAATAACCGCCAGGATCATCACAGTCAGAACGCCCCCAACACCGAGAAGGGCAAGCTGGTTAATATCAATTGCCATGAAGTTCACCTCCTTTTATAGTTCCGTTTAGCGCCTCTCGCCGTGACCGGCTTATAGGCATTTCCATTCGCTATTGTTCTATCTCCAGAAGCGATTCTGCGTCAGCGTAAATCCACGCTTCACTATTCCACTTCTCCAGAATACCAGCAGGTTCGTTCTCCTGGTCCGTGACAACAATTGATATAACTTTATTTGGTTTATCAGCGATGCTGCCACTCAACGAATAAGAAATACCAGCCGGTCGATCCGGGTGGTCCACGTCACTCAGTCCTTACGACCACAGTCGTCAAGGTCACAAGGTCCAGGTTCACCAGACGGCTTTGGACACTCTTCATGTCCACAATCATTATAATCGCCCTTTATTGCAGCAATATATCCTTGCAAAAAGCCTTCTCGAAACCCATCGCTGTATTCAAGCTCCACAACAAGATCGTGGTCAACCATCAAAAGTTAGGTCTTCTTCGAACTTGACATCTTTTTTGTCTCGCTTTACAAGCTTTCCATTTTCGTCAATCTCGAAATCGCAATACTGTTTCATAGCTGAACTAAAAACGTCTCAGGGTTGTCGTGATTCCGCTTTGGCACTGCGACCATTCCGGCGGGTATGTTTTCGATCCGCTTGAACTGATAATGCAGCCCGTCAACAAATCCGATAATCGGATCTGGAAACATTTTTGAAAGCGCATTATACATTTCGTGGTCCATCACAGCTTCGTCGGCATCATGTTTCACCACTGTTGCATTTTCTACCAGAGAATAACCAGCTGAAAATCGACTGGTCTGGGGACAAAACATTGTATCATTCATCGAACTGGTTAGGATCGTACTCGCCTTCTTCACTATTTAGTGCGTCACGGGCCACATCAGACAGTGCGTTTGCTCGATCTGCTTCAGATGAAAGCGTGTCCATCTTTTGCCGCTCTTTCGGCGTCAGACCGAGTTCTCGCATCTGATCTGTAATCTCAGACATCAGCAGCCGATACTCTCGCGCCAGAGGATTTTCGACTTCTTTCGATCCGACCTGATTTCCTTGATCGTCGTAGATCGGCTCGTGATGAACCTCGTGGTCATCGAGATAATCTTCTTCTCGAATAGACCGTACTTCATTGACAGCTACGCGGCGAAGGATTCGATACCGTGCGGGGTCTTCCGAGCGCGGCGGCCACTCATATATCTCGGGCCAATCCTCCATGATCTCGTCAAAGAGAGCTTGTTCGCTTTCGTTAAAATCCATGATTAAATTATCGTCGTCAGCATACGCACCGTGCTTGATCCCTATTGTGTAGGGATTGCCCAGCCCTTCTGGGTCTTTTCCCTGAATATCGCCACCGTGGAACCGACACGACACCGCATAGGCGTCCTCGACGTACTTGCCGCCCTCATAATCGTCTTCGTCACGCTTCGATGCTCGTTTTGTGCAAAACCGCTGTTCGCCATCGTAGTCGTCAGGCTGTTTCCCAATCTTTGTGAGACAATACGCTACGTCGTATGGTATTCCATGATTCAAATAAAGTGGGGAATTATAATACTTGCCTTCACGGGTCTGTAACTCTGAAAGGGTTGCCCCTGTTACTTCTCCTGCTGCCATCCTTACTTAGACTAATGTTTTAGACTGAAGTATTGTACCCAGAAGGCGGTGCGGGTGAGACTGAAATGCTGTTAACTGTAATGCGGTGAGGCTACAATGCGGTTAGACTGAACACGTTCTGGGTCTATTATAATAAACTACAATAAGAAACAAACACTCCAGACCGAAGTTCTATACCCAGAAGGTGTGCGGTGAGGTTGTAATAAGACTACACAAATTGAATATAGCCTATAATATAATAGTATAATATGGGATGTGGTGTGTCCCACCAAAAAGTGTGAGTGGCGGGACTCTAAACAAGACCGGCCTGGATGGTAGTTCTATCGTACCACCCCTACACTACTATGAAAGGTATCGCCTTTATATACCCGGCCCCCACTACTTAATATTTCTTATTTAAATCAGTTATCACATTTTGGAGACTGGCAATAGCGCGGCTCTACTCGGTGTTTGGTTCTTTTAGTTTAGTGACAACTTTTCCGAAACTCGCCAAAATCCCGATTTTGTCCAATTTTCGATCTCGGGCGCGCTTCTTTCTGAAATGTGATAGTTTTCTCACAGAGGAGATCGCCCCCGAAAATGGGGCAAAAATCACAAATTTCATAATTCAGATGTCTCTATATGATGACCCCACCCCGTCTCGCTTCAGCTGAAGTTCGGGCAAAAATTAGGCTCACATGATCTCACAATGCGATGTAAGTTACTAATAACAGATTTTGACCCCCCCGGTTGGTGTTCTAACCCCTCGAATCTGACGGCGACCCATAGTGGGGGGACCCTTGGGGCGCGGCGGATATTCACACCTTCCGGTTCGGCGGTGATGAATGTCGCCGTTTCAGGGGTGTCTCTGGGCCGCTGAAGGCATGATCGGGGGTCCCGCTTCAGCCACGTTTCAGGTGTTTTTTGCCGAGTTTCCATGAGTTTATCCCAGTTCATCCGAATTTACGCTTCAGGCTGTCTCTGAAGCCGTTATTACTCAGTGATACTACCCAGAGTACCGGCTAAAATTGCTCTTTTAGTACCCAAATTGGGATCGCTGAAACCTTCATCCTTCAGGTTTCCCCCGGCTTCGGTATGAAGGGAGAATATTGAGGTTTCAGCAACTTTACACAGGGTTTAGAAATTCGGTGCCCTCCATATATCGCCATGTCATTCATTCTACATCGGGGCGTTAGACGATCTCTGTCGTGATTTCTCCAGTTTTAGGCTCGCCAAAGATTTGCACTCCATGTTCGGGGGTGTACATCACCCGGTCATATCGTGCTACCATGTACCATACGCCCCACCCCTGGACACCCCCAGAGCGGGGGGCGAGGGCGTTTGCGCAATGGTGCATGGGGTATGGGGGTGGGACCCCATTCTCATACCCGTTTAACCCCCCGCATAACCCCCGTAAGGCCACACAACAGGTTTATATGTATCAAACCACACTAATTGACTGCAATGTCGGAAATCCCGAACGTTGCGACGGCGGCGGATAGTGCGGTAACTACGCGGTTCGAAACTGTCGAAATCAGGGGCGTTGAAGCCTGTGACGACGGTTCGTGGGACGTGACGGTGAACGTGCAGGGAATTAAGAGCGCGCCCGAATGTCAGAAAGCGCAGGAGTCTACGGAACCTGACACGTCGGCCACTGACGAATCCGACGACGTTACGAAAAGCGCAGACACCCGCGAAGGGGACGAGACGACCGAAAACCCCCAGACAGCGTGGGAAAGCGCAGACTGGAACACCATGCAGAAGATGGCTCGTGAAGTCGAAGAGAAAACCGACAATTCAAGGCCCGAAGAGCGTACTAAGGACAGTCTGGCGGATTGGTTCGAGAGTCTCGGTATCACCCCGGAAGACGGGGGACTGGCCTACACCCCGGATGCGGGGGGGCCTAACGAGGATGCTGAAGATGATACGGAATCTGATACGACCGGCGAGGATTCCGGTGTTGAAGCGTATAGTGTCGAAAACTGGGAACACCCTGACCACTTCGAGGATCGAGACGAATACCCCCAGAAGGCCAACTACATAGCCCACTTTGGAATATGCGCCGCTGAAGGGTGTGAGTTCGGTGCTAACGGCGAAAACAAAGACTTGTGTAAAAGACATAGTGACGAGGGCAAAGAAGACAGTGGTGAAACGAGGGACACCTCGGATCGCGGAGATGAAGTCCAGAGAGTGTCAAAGACGTATGATGTCTCACCCAAGAAGGCAGAAAAGGCAGTGGATGCTTGCGAAGCAGGAGACTTCGAGGGTGTTCCCGAAGCGGTGAGGTTCTTCGCATAGAACCCCTTCGGGGTTAAAGACTCAACACCTGGGTCTTAAGACAATGATGCCGATGACCACCTTCGGCGGTGACGGTAAGGCACCGGATCGAAGCGGAACTACCCGAAGCGGTACGGAACGACACAACCTAACAATGTCCGACGAAACTAACGTCGAAGACGTTGCACAGTGCGAAACCACCGACAACGAAGCTGACACCTCAAAGGGGTGGAAACAGAGGCTCGAAGAGCTCCCAGAGACGGAACCCGAGGGGCCGACGATTCGAGACGACGAAGCCGAACGGCTTCGGCAGAGCTTGCCGGACCTGCCGACCGAAGATGAGGCGGAACTGGGAGAGCTGTTCAGGGTCCCCAAAGGTCAGTTTGAAGGCTGCTCCCTGATAGACGACGAAACCCCCGCCCTCATCGAGTTCCACAGTGAGAGACCGAAGGGCTCCACTGACCAGGAGGTTCGGGAAGCCATCGAGGCGGTCGAGGTGCGGCTATGACGGACCTCGAAGAAAGCAGAGCGGTCATCGAGGCGCTGGACAAGGACCCCAAAGGGAACGGCCCCCATGACAACAGGGCCGAGGAACTCGAAGACTGGTACGAGCACTACATGGCAATTTCGGTCGAAGAGCTGGCGCTGGGCTTCATTATGAGGGAGGCTTGCGAAGACGGTGAACCTCCGTTGGCTATGAGGCTCGCAGCAGAGGACCGTATCCAGGAGGCAAAGAGGGTCTGGATGGGGGGAGGCGAATGACGGACCTCGAACAGACCTTCGACATATCAAGGGACCCTTCGGACTACAGGCCGTCGAATCACGTTTTCCAACGGAAGAAAGAGCGGCGAATGATCGACTACGACATTATCGGTGAGGCAATCGAAGATGGTGACGTAGTCGAAGTGAACAATGCCGGAGACAAAGGACATGATGCAGTGATCCACTACGATTGGCTGAACTCGACGTTCAGGGTCGTAGTCGGAGTCGAGGAT